ATCGATTCAGATGCCATGACCAATAGCAATGGAGCGGTTTTGTCTCGAGATGAACTGACTTTGTTGTTGGATGAGATTTACGAAACGATCTCAACCGATGGCTTGAATAAGTTGATCCCGGGCAGGAAGGGCGGCAGCAAGCTGGCTAATCGCAGACAAGAACATCGTGTGTTGGTATTCAAAGATGCCGATGCCTGGTTGGCGATGGCTGACAAATATGGTAAGCCAGACCTGTTTTCTACCATGACCGATCATCTTCGCAGCATGTCGCACGATATCGCTTTGCTGGAAATTCTGGGACCAAACCCGAATGCCGCTTTTCGGTATCTCGAGGATGTTACCCGCAAAGATGGTGCTAAGGCACTTGCTCGAAATTTCAATGAGAGCTTATTTAATGTCGTCAATGGCAATGTCGAGCGCAATGCCAGTCCAAAACTTGCCGAGTTTTCTGACGCTGTGCGTAGCTGGTTGGTTGCCGGCAAGCTAGGATCGGCAACACTGTCGGCGGTATCTGATATTGGCTTTGTCGGCACTACAGCTCGCTGGAACGGCATACCATTTGTCAAAATAGCGCAGCAAGCGCTTGCTCAAATGAATCCTGCCAATGAAGCTGATCGCATCCTGGCAACCAAGATGGGGCTGACGGCTTTGCAGTGGGGTCATTCCATGACTACTGCTCAGAGATGGTCAGAGATCACCGGTCGCGGGGTCGCTGGTCGTTTCGCTGAGGGCGTGCTTAGAGCATCTGGATTGACGGCATGGACAGATGGTTGGAAACGTGCTTTTGGTATGGAGTTCTTCGGTGTACTGGGCGATCAGATGGATAGACCATTGTCTGAGGTCGCTGAGAGAACCCGCATGGCAATGGAGAGCTACGGTATCGATGCTGATATGTGGGATCAGATACGTGCCGGTAGGCCACTTGAGCACAATGGCGCCAAGTATCTCTCGGTCGAGGACATTATGAATCGTCAGGATCTACCCATCGCCAGACGTGAGGAACTCACATCCAGACTTCAGGAGATGGTGTTGACTGAGACAAACTTCGCCGTTCCTGAGCCAGATGCCAGAGCCCGTGTATTCACTTCCGGTGAATTCCTTTTTGGTACTGGTGCGCGCGGAACATTCGGTGGCGAATTTGGCCGCGGCATGTTTCAGTTCAAAGGATTTCCAGTATCAGCGTTGTTGCTGCACGTTTTTCGGGCTACCAATGCCAAAGGTGGTCCTATGACTCCGTTGGCTTATACAGCCCAAGTGGTTATTGCTACAACTTTGCTCGGCGGCTTGGCGGTTCAACTGAAAGATATCAGTAAGGGCAAAAATCCGCGTCCGATCAATTTGCCCGGGACCATGATTCCTGATCCGAAATTCTGGGCAGCGGCCTTGATTCAGGGTGGTGGGCTCGGTGTTATGGGTGATTTTCTGTATTCTGATGTCAATCGTTTTGGTAGTGGACCAGTCAGTACGCTTGCTGGACCCTTTGTTGATCTAGCTGACGATACATTAAAGCTCACCTTGGGTCAGTTGTGGGATGTCGGTTCTGGACGAGACATGAATTTGGTTCGTGATGTTGTCGATTATTCTAGTCGTTATTTCCCTGGGGGTTCGCTTTGGTTCTTTAGATCCTTATTTAAACGGGAACTCTTGGATCAAATACAGCTTATGGGGGATCCAGAGGCCAGACTACGATTCAGACGTCGGGAGCGAAAACGCGCAAGGGAATATAATCAGACTTCTTGGTGGAGGTCAGGTGAACGCTTGCCGCGTGAAGCACCACAGATTGAGGAAGCGGTCAAGTAATACAGGGATAAGTAATGCCATTAAGCGACTCAACTGATAGATTTTTCGGGGTGATCGCTAGTCTTGCGATCAAGGCACCGTGTAAGGCGGTAGCGACCGGCAACATCACGCTCTCAGGATCTCAGACCGTCGATGGGTTCTCCATCGGCGACGACGATCGGGTGCTCTGCATCGGCCAGACGGATGCCAAGGAGAACGGTATCTATGTGGCTGACGGCAGCTCCGCATGGCAGCGGGCGGCTGACTTCGATGGCAACCGCGATATCGTCAAGGGCACACTCGCCACAGTCGATCACTCGAGCGGATTCTTCCGGCAGTATCAGGTCACGACCGCCAATCCCATTACGATCGGCACCACCAACATCAATTTCATCCTGTTTTTTAACTCCGGTGCCTCAACCGATGACGACGCTATACACGATAATGTCGCCGCCGAAATATCTGCTATTACTGAAAAGGTGACTCCGGTATCTGCCGATCTGGTGGTTATTGAGGATTCTGCGGCTGCCAATGTAAAGAAAAAGGTTCAGATAGGTAATTTTCCTGGTGTCCTGGCTGATGGCACTGAAATCGATACCATGCTGCGATGGGATGGAGCGTCGGCTTGGGTTGAAAGTACAGGAGTTTTTGCTGACGGCACAGCCAGCCTGGAAGTCGCTGATGCGAGTAATGGGGGCCTCCGTATTGATGTCAATGCTAGTGGTACGGTCCAATTTATACAGACAGATGGCGCTCATGCAGATGAAGATATTTGGGTTAATTTTCAACAAAACGCTGGCCTTGATCTATACCACAACAACCTCATAAGGTATTCATCCAGTACCACCGGCATCAATGTACACCGCACCCTCAATATCGATACTGAGGGTAATCGTGTCCACTTCACTCATCAAAATGGCCTGATTCGCGGGTTTATCGGTTTTGACAATGGTTCAAGCCTGTTTCGCATTGAGAATGAAATACATGGAGCGCCGATTGTTATCTCAGCCGAGAATGCCGCTGGTGCCGCCAGGAATTTATTAAATGGTGATCCTGATACGGACGTTAAGCTCTATCATCCAGCCACGGGCGCAGAAGTAGCTCGGACCATATCGGCTGCGACTGGTGGCTTAGAAGTTGACAATGATGCTACGGGCCCTGCGGGTTTTGAGCGTGTTCTCACTGTAGCGGATCTCGGCGGGATCGGCGCGGTAGCTCAAACGCTGACAGCTACATGGGCAACGACGTCCAGCTACAATCAAACTAACGTATCTGGCACGACTTTCATTCGGGAATCAGGTGCAGTTGATCGCTTTGAGGATAACGCCGAGCTGCGCTTCGGTACAGGCGATGACATCAGAGTTGATTTTGATGGCACAGACTGGGTTATAGCAGGCACAGGCAACGCTAACTTTAACGGTTTCACTGACTTTAATTTCGCCGGCCGGGTAGTGCCGAATGCCCTTACTGTACCGAACGAAGTTGTCATAACTACCAATGTCATTACGGCTGCCGAGTCTGGGAAAACCTTTTTCCTTGATCTCGTAGACGGCTTTACCTCGACCCTGCCTGTTCCAGCGGCAGGACTGAAGTATCGCTTTATCGTCAAAACCGCACCCACCACTGCCTACATCATCACGACCAATGCTGATGCTGACATTTTATTTGGAACAGTGAATGAAATCACGACTACTGCCGGCATATCTGTGCAGGCACAAGACACGTTGAATTTTGTGGCCAGTACCTCGCTCATTGGTGATTGGATCGAATTTGAAAGCGATGGCACCAACTGGTATGTGCATGGGGTCACTCAGGTCGATAACGGTATAACCGCTTCGGTAACATAATGAGACTCGGTGAAAAACAAGAACTATTTGCTAAGTTGATAGCACAATGAATATAACAGCATTCGACATTGCGCAGGTTTTTGTTGGCACTGAGGAAGTCGGCGGCGCGATGGACAACGCACAAATTCTTGCGATGTTGAAACTCGACAATAATTGGCCTGAGAATGACGAAGTGCCGTGGTGTTCTGCGTTTGTGAATTACATCTGCAAACTACTGCGTTTGCCCCGGTCGAAAAGCCTGCTTGCCCGGTCGTGGCTTGAAGTCGGCAGAACAATATCTCTTGATCAGGCTGAATCCGGTTTTGACGTAGTGATTCTGAAGCGTGGTTCCGGCAATCAACCCGGCCCTGAAAATACTACTGCTTCGGGACATGTTGGTTTCTATGCTGGTCAGAGTGGTGATTTCGTACAATTGCTCGGTGGTAATCAATCAGATTCAGTCAAAGTATCGAGTTATCGAATATCAAGAATCTTAGGAATTAGGAGACTGATATGAAAATGAACCGCAAATATACTTGGGCCTGGATTTTGTGGTTACTCGCCTTCGGTGTCATCGAATGGCGGGCAATTCTTGAAGAAGACAAAGGCTCCACATTGACTCATCATGTGCGTAACCTGCTTGGCGAGAAGGGTGCCGCTGATCTTGGTAATTGGGCATGGAGAGCTGGACTTGCCGGATTATTTATCTGGGTGGTTCCACACTTCAACTACTTTGGATTGCTGTAGGGAGAGAGAAATGGAATTTTATTATTGGACAATAGGTCTCATGCTGGCAGGCACAGCAACACACATCCTCAAGAAAGTAGTCCAGCGACGTGCCACTGAAAGCAAATTCAGTCTCAAGGACTTTTTAACAAAGTATCCCTATCGGACAGTTCTCACCGTGATGGCTGGTGTTGGCGGCTATCTGGGTCTCATGGCGGCCGGTGAGCTGAGCTATGCAACGGCGTTTATGGCCGGCTACATGGCCAACAGCTTGGGCGGTGCTGCTGAATGAGAAATTGGTTTTATGTGGCGGCTGGTTGCTTAGCTGTCTTGGCCTTCTGGATCCTCGGTGGCCCAAGTAGAGCGCAGGCCAAGGCCGAGCGTCAGCGGGATGGTATGTTGATGGTCGGGTCCGGCAGAGCAAAGCACAAGGCGCATAAGGCGGGTATCCAGGCCGACAAGCATCAGCGCAATGCGGTGAAAGCTGAGGAAGTTGGCCAGAAAGTCATGGATAAAGTAGGGACCAACAATGAACCGATCGCTGATTTACTGGATTCTTGGCGCAAGCCTGTTGACGGCCTGTAGTTCGCAGCCACTCGAGCTGCCTACCTGCGAGATTCCGGCGCCGATGGCCGAGATCGGAATGCCTGTCAGCGTCCCTGAGATGCCCATAGAGACCTCCCAGACTGAGCATAGTGCAACCTTCGACCGTGATGGTGTAATACAGCTCACGATGGTACGTGTAGCAGCAGAGACAAATAAGCGGGTGGCCGAGGAGAATGCCATGGCTATCGAAGCGCGCAACGAGGAGGTCAATCAACTGATCGAATGCGCTAGGTACTCGAGGATCTGGATGGAGGTCCGTGAGGACATGCTCGAGCAGGAGCGGCAGGACCATTTTCTTGACAATTTATGGCACCGAGGCGTGATCGTGCTCGGTGCAATCGCGGTGGCGCTATGATTGATAAAAAATTCGATCCATTCAATGTGACGTGGTGGTTCATACTGATTGTAGCCCTGCTGGTCTTATGGATCAGTAGCTCTTGGGGCAGCAGCAGCCGTGATGAGATAGAGCAGGAGACCGAGGTTATCGTGGAGGTCTCGACTGGCGATCTCAATTCAGGTGACTTAGTCACAGGCGACAACAAGACGATTACTGTGGTGGCTCCGGGTCTAGGTGATGTGGACATCGCTCAATGCCTGGGCTCAACCCAGTGGTCGCTGCTGGTTGGCGGTAAGCAAAAACTGGTGCTGAATCAGGTATGTATGGCTGAGTTCTATCTCAAGCAGGGCCGCTACGAGCTGGCCGCGCAGGCCTTGTGCAACCAGCCTGAGATCCTCGAGGAGTACGTTACCGAGCAGGCCTGCGAGGATGACCATGACTTTGGGCCGGTAGTCGAGCCGACAATGCTCGGAGACCTGTACGATCGCAACGCACAATTTGATGAGCATTACGAGCTCGCGCAGCAGCAGGAGGAGGAGATCGAGTTCCTGCAGGAGGAGCAGGCGTCATTATCAGGGCGCATCGAGCAGCTCACTATGCAGATTGAGCAGGCCCCTACGCGCACACAAGCGAAAGTCATAGAGCCGCCCGAGCGTTACAGCGACGAGCAGTTCGATCAGGTGTGGTCAATCCTGCAGCAATCCAAGGAGGAGGACGATGAGTGACATCTGGGCGAAACTCAAGGAGCTCAAGGGCGTTCTCGCAGCGATCGTCAGCACGGCGACGGTTTTCATACTCATTGGCGGGGCGCTGATGGAGTGGAGGATCTCGGTCAATGTGACTAAAGCACTGTCGGCTCAGGATCTCGCTACCGACACAAACATCGTGACCATGAATACCAACATCGCTGACAACACGCGCACTGGCTCAGAAAATGGTGAGGACATCGAACACAATCGGCGTAACGTCGAGGCTGCTTTCGCGGCACTGATGGGACGAGCAGTACCGAGACCGGATGATGATTGACTGGAGTCAGTTGATCCCGATAATCCTACAGACAATCGTCATCGTCGTAGCAATCGCCGCGGCGTTCATGCGTACACGCGAGCGTCTTGCGATTGCCGAAACGAGACTCGATCACATCGAAGCACTGGCCACGGATACAGCACAGAAAGTGGACGGTATCAGCCGGCACGTCGCTGCCCTCGAGGCCAAAGAATAAAAAGGGCGCCCATGCAGCGCCCCTTCCCCCATTTGGCCGGTAGGGGTTCCGGTTTACCACGAGTAAAGCTATTCAGTTTGTGCTTCCGAGACAAAATCTGATGATGATCCATAAAGAGCCGAAAACGCAGCCATGATGCCGCTAATATCGTCCTCGCCAGACTCAACATATTCAACCGTGGCGTCATACAAGGCACGAAATTTTTTGTTTTCACTAATCAATCGCGCATGATCTTTCGCGAGTGCCTTGTAGTCATCCCGTAAGGCGTCAGCTTCTCGCCAGCCCTCTTTCTTGGCTGCCATATGGCCATCTAGCCAGTCTGCTTCACTCATCGGACTGAGGGCACGGTAGTCTCCTCCCAAATTGGTCACGATGGCAAGGCTCTGGTTGAACCTGCTTGGCGACATAGGCACTGTGCGCTGTGGTGACAATAGCGTAGCCGACGCCAGCACCGATCGCACAGATTACAGCCAGTATCATCAGCTGTACCCTATCGAACCTTAAATTCCAGTTCCGCACGTTCATAACAATCCTTCATAAACTCGAGGCAGCGGGCCTCCATTGTTTTGATGAGCTCAGGGTTGCGGGGGCATGCGACACGGTGGATCTTCTGGACCTCACCACCCTCCAGGTCGGAGCCTATGTAGAATGACACATACCACCAGTATTTGAATCCTGTCACCCAGATCGCGCCCTGTACCTGATGACGGTCGGAGGCAGGGATACAACGGTAAGTGCCCTTGAAGTGCTCGGCCGTCTGTTTGTGCATTTTGTAGTTCTTATACAGAGCGCGACATTTAACCTCACCACCAGCATCATAGTCCGGTAAGTGCAGAAAGTCTGGTGAGCATGAGAGCCAATTGTGCTTTTTGTGGATCAGGAATACGTTGTGCTCGATCGGGGTCTCGTACCGCCATGCGTAGCCTTTCAGGGCCCGGGGCTCATTCTCCTTGCCATGTTGTGCCCACTCTGGGGTCTCCTCGACATCCTTGTTGCCGAGGAGTTCGAGGACCTTCTCCTTGCGATACTGTTTGTATCGTTTGGTCTCCGGCTTGGCCATGACATCGGCCAGCCTTGAGCAGGTGATCCGGGTGCGCCTGAGATCCAGCCACTCGTCTGAACCCTGCTCTACCTGGACGACGCGGCATTCCATTACCAGTTGCCGGCTGCGGTATCAGCCTCGCCAAACGTGCAAGGACCGCACATACCAGTTGCCGGGACGATCGGACCCTCACCGCATAGTTCACACTTGCCGCTCCAGTCCGGGCGCGTTTCAGGATCAAAGGTATGGCGAGGAGCATTCTTGAATTTTTTAGTCTCAGCGCTGTGATTCATGTCGCGTTGATGATCCTTTAGCCCCTGCTCAGTGCGGAAGTTTTTACCGCACCCACAATGCGAATGATCGCGGCCTTTTGAGTAATTACTCATCACTCAGGGCCTCCGTCGCTTCATAAATTCGCGAAACCGTTTCAGCCTTATCCGCTTCGCCCACTCGTAGCTTGGTGCTTTCTTGCCGGCTTTGGCAACGTCGACTGCGACCTTGTGCATCTCCTCGGCCTCAGCCCATGTGCAGCAGCGTTCCTGATACTCGTCGTGTTCGCCGCCGAAAATCATGGTCTCGAATAGCACAGGAGGACCATCACCCCAACCATGATTAAGACCGAGGAACACCGTGGACACACGGATGCCATCGACCATCGTTTGAGCAACGTGACGATCGGCCTCCTGCATGAACCGGCCCCACTTCATCAGGTCCGGGCATGACACAGGCACTCGATCGACCAGAATGTATTTGCCGGTAATGTTCTCAGGATCTCCGCAGGTGGGATCCTGGAATAGCTGAACTACCTTGTCATTCATCCGTCAGCTCCCGGCTCCTCCTTGCTCTTGGTGGTCGGTGGCTTCTTGTTTGGCTTCTCCTCGGTGGCCTTCTTCTCATCGGCTGCCAGCTTGGCGGCCTTCTCGTCGTCTTTCTTCTTCTTGTTATCGAGCCGCTGCAGCGCGAATTTGAGCTGATCCTTGGGGATCTCACCGAGATGCTTTTTCTCGAATACGGTTTCGACCATGAACTGCAGCACACCCTCGGCCTGCTCCTCGCCAAACAGCTCGTCAGCCTTCACGAGCAGCTCGTCAATGTCCCGCGGGCTCAGGCGATCATAGTCACCCTCGCTCTTAGTGGCGCTGGCTGCGTCGTCATCAAACTGCGCTACACCGAGCATTGCGCACAACGAGTAGCGGCGCAGGTAGCTCATGCAGGTGCCGATCGCTTGCGGTCCTGATTTTTCAGGAACCATTGTCATCTCACAGGAGATAGTTTGCCCTGATCGGTGGCCGAGGACGGTGCGCATGTGGACCTCGTTGTTCTCACCGAGCGACGGTATCTGGATTAGGGCCAGCTCATTGTCGGACAGCGGCTTGCGGATAACCTCAAGGCAGGCGGCGAGGTCTGCATATTTGAACGTGTAGAGCACGACTGAGTAATCGTCCTTCTTGCGAATCTCGGCTTCCTTGTTAGCTTCGGCCGCTTGGATTTCGCCCTGAGCCTTAGCCAGTGCAGCATACAGCTCAGCCCGGTCTGGCGGTGGTGGTGGTGCCTCGATGTTATCCATGCGGTGCATAGCGTGGCTGACAAGATCGTTCAGGGTGTCGAGCCGATCTGCGAATAGCTGCTCCATCTTCTCGATCTTTTTCTTGATAGGCCCAGTGGCCTGTAGGATCTGGTTCTCTGATGGCGTGTAAACGCCGGGTTCGTCACTCATTTCATTTCCTCCGTGGATTCGTCAATAAATTTGATGGTTTCCGTGAGCCGGTGCTGCACTCCTTGGAACACGACTTGGCCCTGCTCGGACTGCATGGTAGGTGCCTCTCGCATGACATTGGTAATCGCTACCGCAAAGTAACAGAGCTTCTCAACGTCCGGCGCCTGTGCCTGCCGTAGCGCCTCGGCCTGTTCAGCCTCCTTGCGTTCGCGCTCCTCACGCTCGCTGGCTTCTTGCTCGGCCTTCTTGCTATCGATCTCCTCTTGCTGCCTGCGTTGTGCTTCGGCCTGTGCGTCGAGGCCTGCTTGCCGCTCCTCCTGCTCCTTCTTGTATAGCAGGCTCTTGCGCTCGGCTTCTTCCGCGGCTTCACGATTGCGCTCGGCTTCT